CAGCAAATTGCCAATCGTTCCAGCCGTTTCCATTCCAGCCGCACCTTGTCCTGCTGCTGATCTCTGCCCCAATGTAGTAAGACCCGCCAAGTTTTGATACTGCTGTGCAATCTGCTCTTGCAGCATGGCTGGGCGAAATTGGGCCAGCGCCGCCTGAATGTTGCCGCCTCTCAGCCCGCCAGTGGCCGACGCCCTCTGAAGCAACGCTTCTTCACCTTGCCTGACAGCGGATTGAAACAATGGGCTTTGCTCAAGTGCGCCGATTGCCGCTTGTTGTTCGGGAGCTCCGCGCAGACCAAGAAATGCCTGTTGCTGCTGAAGTGCTGGCGTGCCCGCCTCAACATATGGGCGAAGTAATTCGGTCAGAACATCAAACTGTCGGCGTTGTTCTTGAATGGCAATGTTGGCGGCTTCTGCTTGGGTTCCTGCCGCCGCTTCAGCAGCTTTAGCTTGCTGAGATGCGCCAGTAACCCCGCCGACAATTTTTCCGACTGCGTTTCCGATAAAACTCATTTTGCTTGCTCCCAATCGCGCCGCGTCATGCCAAGGATATGAACGCCGACCAATCGACCGTTTTTAAGGCAGGCACCGCGTCTCATGCCTTCGTTTTTGAAACCAAGTTTCAGGCAATAGTTCTTTGCAGAATCAAGACCTTCGATAATATAAGCGGTAACTCTGTTGATATGTTTTTGAGCGAATGCCCAAATGAGGCAAAGACGACCAAAATCGCGCGAATGCTCAAGCGCCTGTTTTGACAGCATGGCGTGAATGTCGATCTCTACAAAACCAGACTCGACAATCATAAACGCGCCAACCTGCTGTCCGTCTAGCTTAGCAGACAGATACTTAACGTGGGGGTGTTCAATTGGCGAGAGCGCACGATGATCGTGACCGATCTTAGCGATGTAAGGGTCTTTGAAAAGCTCTGTCAAAGAGTCAATTTCTTTAACTTGCTCAAGCGCCAATGCAGCCAATTTTTACCTTTCGAGTAAATCTTATGGCCGCCGGTCGCCTAATCACTCGGCTGTTTGATTCTACAGCATAAATGTTAGGTTATTTCTCGACCGCTTGCACGAATTGTAAGCGATGTGGCAGCACTGGCAATCGTTGAGATAAATCCGCCAGCCTCAAGCGAATGACCAACAAGCTCAGGGAATGTATAAGTTTCGTCAGGAGCGATATTTCTGGTGTCAGTAATAAGATTGCTAGCACCAGGAGAGCCAGAATTAGTCACTAAATTAACGCTGATGGAAGCATTGCTTGCACTGGTGTTTGTCGCAGTGAATTTATCAATAATTGTTTTGCAATTATTGGCAGTATATTGTGTGGTTTGTACGTTTTCAGCCTGCTTTGCAGGAATCAAAACCTTAACTGTAACCGTCATGGCTATCCTTTAGCTTGTCACTGCTTTGATTATCGCAAAGTTAAAGACAGGCTGCTCGGTTGTTGTGCCGCCTGTAGTTGCAAAAGTAATTTGGAAGCTGCCCGCTGCTACGTTAGTAACAAAAATTTGATATAGGTCTGTGCCGGACTTTTGGCAAACTTTTACTACATCTGTTGCTGCAACTTTACTGTTGGTGACAGTAAAAGACTGCCAAACAGTCGTTCCGGCTGCGCTCACAAGCGTGATTGCGCCGTTGGTCTTGTCCAACGTCACACCCGTGGTGCGAGACGTGGCTTGCGTTACTGCACCACCTGAACCAGTTCCGTAGCCTAAGCCACCTATGCCAGTAACAAGCACGTTTCCGCTGGTGTCGATTCGTAAGCGTTCCGTATCATTAGTTATAATAGCTAAGGAATGGTTTGAAACCATTCCAAAATAACCTGTGCTGTTATTAAGTTGATATGCACCCAATCGCGACGTGCCGCGTGTGCCTCGCAATATATTTCCGCCTGCGTTTGATGTGTCTATATCAACTCGGTAAGCTGGCGATGTAACCGCAATACCCAAGTTTCCGCTATTGATAATCCGCATTGCTTCCGTTGAACCGTTATTTCCGGTCTGGAAAATAATGTCTGAGCCGGTGGTGCCCACGCCTGAGGTGGAGCGCAGCGTCAGCGTGCTGGTTGTGCCGGTTCCACCAATATGCAGTGGGAAAGTGGCTGACGTGGTAAATGTCGGCGTAGCAATCGTGGGGCTACCAGAAAACACCAAGTTAGTGCTTGTGGTGCCTGTTGCGCCGGTAGCAGTGTAACCGGTGATGTTGTTGAAACTTGTGATGCCGGCTGTGCTGGCGTTAGTGCCACCGTTGGCTACAGGTAGCACGCCAGATACACCAGTCGTAAGCGGCAATCCGGTGCAGCTCGTCAGCGTGCCGCTAGTGGGCGTGCCAAGCGCAGGCGTTACCAGCGTGGGGCTAGTCGCTCGCACCACATTGCCAGTGCCGGTGCTGGACACCCATTCTGGGGCGGTTGCACCAGCATTGACTTGCAGCACTTGAGCCGCAGTGCCGATGCTTAGGAATGTCGTAGTGCTTGCGCCTGATTGATACGGAACCGATCCAGCAGCGCCGCCAGCTAGGTTGGTGGCAGTGCCAACAGAAACCGTCGAAGGGGCGACGTTTCTCCAATATGGCCCCGCGCCGTAATACTGAAGCAAGTCACCATTTGTCGCAGTTGCTGTGCTTACATCGTGCAATTCGTTCATTGATTCGCCCGTTTTCATTCGGACGAAAATTGCGCCGTTGTTGGCAGCCTTTGTAACAATTGCAATCGGCAAATCCAAGTCTGGTGCGCTTGGTTGAATTTTGGTTAGCTCGCCTGGATAGTTTGGGTCAAAATATAAAATATCTCCATCAACCCAAACTTCAGGAACAGTCTTGTTTGCGCCGGTCGTATTGAATCCGCGCACGCTGCCGAACCAGACAACATAACCAAAACTATTTACCGGAATGTTTTGTGCCGCGATACCCAGCATGTACTGTGCAAGAACGCTTCCATCTGCCACAGCGCGCGCGCAAGTAATCTTTGTGCTACTTCCAATTACGCCGGTCGCCATTACCGCCATGCCTTTATTGATCTGCGTAGCGCCGGTGTTCTTTGGGTGAAAATCAAGCTGCTGGCAAATCTGCCCTGTAACGCCGCCTTCTAAACCAAACTCAAGCGTTGCGTCGTCTTTGCTCCAATAAAGACGCCCAACTTTTTCAACAGGTGTCGGAGCAAGCGGGTTGATATCTACATAATCAGTTTGGACTGAATTGTTGTGTTCTATCGGTGGCGGCGTTTCAACAAGCTCAAACGCGTCCGCCAGCCTTTGAAGCTGCGCGAGTGCATCATTAGCCGATGCCTGAGCATTACCGGCGTTGATGTTGATTTCATTTACAACGTCAGGCGCAATAGAATCAGCAAGCGCAAAAAGCTGCTCAAATTGCTTAATCTGCTCTGCATCTTTAAGGAATGACGCAAGCTGATCTCGGGTAAGTTTTAGTTTGTTTGCCATCAGTACGCCAGCGGCTCAAGTTGAGCCTCAAGTCTAGCAAAAGACAGGTGCGCCTGACTGTCGCCACGAAAACGCTGGATGCGCCAGTTTCCCATATTCCCGTTTTTGAACCATACAAGGCGCTTCTGTGTCTCTCCGGTAGTGCCGACTCTGATCGGCCTATCTTGACCCCACACCACGCCATCTAGCGAGTAGCTAGTAGTGATAATTGGGTTGATACCAAGCGCCACACGCCCGGTGAGAGACACAAGCTCAAGCTCGTTGAAGAGTGCGCCCTTGCCTTCGTTATAAACAATGAGCGTGCCAAACTCCCAGCGAACGATCTGGCCCCAATGATTGCCCGTATCCTGTACCAGATAGCCAACGCTTGACGATTGAGGGTCGCCCACGAGCCACTTGTCATAGGCCCACACAAGATTTTTAGCTCGATACTGTGAAAAGTCTATCGTGGAAGTGCTTAGCACGAACCAGACTTGCTGATTTAGCTCTTGCGACGCTGCGGCATCATAGACAATCGTGCGGTCTGGCAGGTGTATGTAAAGATGTTGATGCGCTTTGTCGTTGCGTGTCTCTAGCTTTACATCGGCAAGCTGATCCTCTGTATATCCGAGAAGAATATCGTCAATTTCTTGCGTGCTGATCTTGGTGGTTGATGCGTTTGCGCCAAGATAAATTCCAGGTGACTCGTTTCTACCGCTGCCAATAAACGCGATTGCATCAACATACACGCAGCAGGCATGAGTACCGATAACACCCTTTTGAATCTGCGCGCCGTCGATACGCTGGAATGGGAAGAAATCACCACCAACGTTGTCGAATACTTCAATCGTGTTTCTGTTTAGCGCGTAAATTTCATTACGCAACTTAAGAAGCGCTACAACGGGGTCAGGATCAACCTCGGACGATCCATACTTGAGCGGATTGACCTGAGTCGGATCGCTCAATTCAGTGACTATCAAGAACTCACCATCGGTGGTCATGAAGTAGCCATCAACCCACACCACATCAAGAACGGTGCCAATGTCTGGGTCTGTCACTTGCGTAAGCGTGGTGCCGTTCCAGTAATACAGACGCCCGCCTGATGCGATAGCCAGCCGGTCGAAACTGTAATCAAACGTCACCAGATCGCCACTGCCAACATCTCCAAGCGTCGTTACTGTTCCATTGCTAGCAACACTCACCAGTGATGTGCCCATGACGCGATAGCACACGCCCTGCCAATTGATTCCGCCTCGATCAATGCCGGGGCCAGTGCCATTTGCAACGATTCCATCAGCAGGGCGTAGAAACCCGGCGCTAACCCCTGAGTTTTTAGGCACAGGAAAAAGATTCACCGGGTAAGACGTGCGAAGGTCTGGGCCGCTGTCAGTGTAAATGCCGCTGAGAATTTGGATTTGCATGGCGCTTTACTTTTTGCGTGCAGCACGCATGTTATCAACCAGGTTTGGATACGGTCGCCCTGCTTTCTTTGCGGAGGAAATCGCACTGGCCTTTTGTTTCTTGGTCAGCGGCTCAGGCTTTCCTTCTGACTTCGGACGGATTTTTTCCCAGACAGGTTTCTTTTTCACCATTTCACCTTATCAGCCCAATACGCCGCACTCATCTTGCCCTTGGCAATGTTCTCGGAGTGCCGAGCTTTGAACGACTCACGCCGCGCTTTGTCTGCTTGTGTCTCATTTTCACGCTTTGGTGAGCCACTAACGCCTTGCTGCCCGAATCGAACAGTCTTGATCTTATCGCCTTCTTTTGCCACCACTACATGCGATTTTGTAGGATGCGAAGGCGTTCGCTTAGGCTTGTTATAGCCTTCAACGCCAGCGCGAGTTAGTCGAGGGTCTTTTGTTGGCATCTTTAAACGATGCGATACCAAGAGTTAGTCGGCTGATAAAATCGATAGCGAACGAAACCGCCAGCTGCAATGGTGGTAACAGCGCCATAAATGTTAGACGCTCCATTTGCAGCAAGTGCGAAAGTTGTAATTGTTTGAGTGCTGGTAATCAGAACTTCGGTGCCATCAGCCACGCCAGTATTCAGCGGGAAAGTAATCGTGCCAGTGGCAAGCGTACCGGCAGGCTGCAACAACATCCATTGCTGCTGCGCCACCGGAGTCGGAACCGTCTGATTAAAGCCAGTGGCCGGTACGTACAGATTCGTTGCCAAGGTGGGGCTGGCAAAGCTCTGTTGAAAGTAAGTCAGCAAGGCGCTGATAGACATGCGCCGAGCGTCCCCATTGCTAGGCGTATAGACGGGAATCTGATCGCCAGCAGATACGTTGGCAAGCGAAGGCAGTTGATTGATTGTCGGCATAATTAACCCCAGATATTAAGTGGGCCATCCTGTCCGGTAAGCACAGGATCAACGGGCTGGCGAAGGAACGGATCGTCATAAACACGCCACGGCTTGTTTCCAGCCCCGGAAGGCATAGACCCCGGCAACTGTTGCTGCGGTGGCAGCGTGGCCCGGTTTAAAAGCGTTTGGTAGGCATCACGCGCAGTGGTCTTGGTTTCGACCATCAACTGCTTTCCATAACTAGGCGCAATCCTGATTGCAAGATTGGTGATGATCGCCTCATTCGCGCTGTCAGGCACTTCTGACTCTGCATCAATGTCGCTGAACTGTGGGCTTGAAGGCAGCGGATACGCTAATCGAATGCCCTTGCCGTTCCAGTCTGCAATCATGGAATCAAGGCGACGCAACGCGCTTTCAAGTTGCTCAGGCGATACGTCAAAGCTATAGGACGCAATGCCGATTTCCTCAAGCGCGGCCGTCACAAATTGGCGTTTGCTATATCCCATAGTCACCCACCTAGAGCCTGTTCAATGCGCTCAAAAAGTTTTTTGTCTGTCGTGCGACCGTCAAACTTCAAACCGAGCGCAACGGCTTTTTGTTCAAGCTCAGCGCGAGTAGGCTGAGCATCAAGAATAGGTGCAGGCGACGAAGTAACCTCGGGAGGGTGAGGTTGCTTGAGGGAAGCGAACGACGCCGCCTGCGAGGGGTGCCAACCATCAGCGATACGCCGGTCAAACTCTTCCTGAGTTTTGACGCCGACATAATCATAAGTCCCGTGAGCATTACGACGACTGCCGGGGCTTTTATAAACGATGGTTGGGAATTGAATCATTTTTTACCTTTTTTAGCCGGTGCCTTAGCAGGTTTGCCAGCAGTTTTAGCAGCTTTTCGCGCAACGCTAAGAGCCACTGCAACAGCTTGTTTTTGAGGCATTCCGCTTTTTATCTCTTTG